GGCTGCCGGCCGATGTAGCTTTCCACAATGACAAAGCGACCAAGAAAGCCGTCTGTGACGTAACGGCTGGACAGGTTGTCATAGAGCGTGCTGGGCGTCGTCATGCTCATAAGGGTCAGGCTGGGGCAACGCACCACCTTGTCGAGTTCCTTTGCCTGCTTTTCCGTAATGCCCATCTTTGAATAGCCTTGCGGGCGGAGCGTGCTGGTCTGGCGGCCGAACACCTCCATCAAGATCGTCTGGGCGTCTGTTTTGTGGTGGTTGCCGGCGGCTTGTGCCGTCTGAAGGACGCGGCCGAGTTCGTCTATGATGCTGAGATGCGTGGGCTGCGAGACGAGGGCAGAGAATACACCGCTGGCGCTGGTGTAACCGCTCGGGCCAATCAGATATTCCAGCTTTGCCGCCTCAAGCAGGCGTTCAAGAACAGTCTTGGCGTGTTCCTTGCCGGCGGCCGACTTGCCGACGTTGACAAAGTAAAGCCCGGACATGTTCGATTGGTCGGTGACCCAGCGGCGGCCCATGACGACCGATCCGAAGGCAAGGGCGGCTTGCACCGCAAACTGCGGCTGCTCTTTCGGGGCAGTGGTGTTGTAGTAGTGGACGGCCTCTTGCAGCACGCCGGGAATACCAAGCAGATGCTCCGGGATGTCAGACAGGGGACCGGCCGCTTCTTTTGGCTTGGCGAGGATTTGGGCCGCCACCTTGCGGCCATGCTCGATCTTCTCAGGCTCGTAATCATGCACCGGGTCGGACGAGACGTTAAGAAAGTTTGCGGCGTCCTTGACAGCTTTGGTGATGTCGCCGCCATGCTCATAATAGGACCAGAGTTCAAAGGCGTCGAAGGTGTGGGCGCTGTCGAACGGATCGGAAGCGTGGTGGCTGTAAGCCCGGCCGTCGTCAAAGAGAACAACTCCGGCAAGTTTGCTCTTGCTGTTGGGTGACAGATAGCGGCCGCGCGCTGTTGGGCGGTAGCCATAGCGCACAAGCAACTCGTGCATGTCGTGGGCATCGTTGAAGGCATCAATGACGCTAGTGCGCTCGCTGGGCGCGCGAGGCTTGCGTGGCGGTTGGAATTCCTTTGTCGGCGCCCAGGGGCAAATCTGCTGAAGCTGTGGGCGGAATCGGTCCCACTCAGTCCAGAGAAGAAGAAGTGGCGCAGGAATATCTGGCAGGCCATCAAAGACACTCGGCCCGGCCCAGGTGTAGGGATTGCCAGTGTCTGGGTGGACAGATGGCGGCAGCACGTCTTGCACGGCCCCAGCGCGCAATTCAAACACCACCTCTGTGCGGCGGGGGTCACCTTGCACCGGCCAGCTAATCTTGTGCGTCTTGAGACCTTCAGGCGCGCGAAAAAGAACCTTACCGCGATCCGGGCGACCGACAATCTTAGGCGCGGAGGCAATGATTGCATCATAATCAATGCCCAATGCCTCAAAGATCAGGCGCGTGTGCGCCACGTTGTCCACATCAAGGGCGCAAGTGCCGGACGGGCCATGCAGCAGGCCCATGTTGTGCGACGGGTTGGCGGTAAAATACGCATCAGCCTTTGCCGGGTCAGAGATTGCGCGCTCAGGCTGTTGCCAGCCGAAAGACGTTGGACCCTTTGTGCCTGCCGGCATGGCAACCAGAAACCAGCCAAGTTCTGACGTGTAGCGCCGCGCAAAGGAGGCTGCATCACTCATTGACTTCGCCTTTCAGGTAATCTGACAGCTTGGTTAAGGTTGCGAGCGTGACGTTTTTTCCACCATCAGCAACGTGCTTGACGGTCGGATAAGACAGCCCGCATCGCTCGGCCACAACAGTTAGTCGCCGATCCTTAAGCATCTCCTGTATCTTGTGCAGTTCTAGCATTTTTGCCCTCTTTTTTGAGATCGTAAAAAACATCTTGCACATGTTGAAAGTTTCTGCAAGTGTGTCGGTGTTGGATGTGAAAAAGAGAGGTTCGAAATGACCAACGTGCAAGCACTTGCGCGTGACTGGCTTGACGCCAAACGCGCAGAAAATGCGGCCAACGCGGCCCGCATCAAGATCGAGGAAGAACTGGCGCAGGCGCTGGATGTTCCCGACGAAGGAAGCAAGACCCACAAGATTGACGGTTTCAAGGTCACGCTCACCCAGCCGGTGACGCGCAAGCTGGACGCTGTTGTCTGGGATAAGGTCAAGCAGCACATCTCGCCGGAAATGGCCCCGGTAAAGGTGAAGCTGGAGGCGGATGCCACCGGCTGCAAATGGCTGGCGGCCAATGACGCAAAGACGTGGCGCAAGATCGCGCCGGCGTTTGAAACCAAGCCGGGTAAGGTCGGCGTGAAAGTGGAGGAGGTGTAAATGGCAATTGACCTGAAAAGCCTGTCAAAGCCAAAGGGCGACAGGCCAATCATCATGACGATCTTTGGGGAGGCAGGTCTTGGGAAGACCACTCTGGCCGCGATGATGCCGAACCCGGTGTTCATTCGAACCGAAGATGGCACCATGAGCCTGATCGGGAATGATGACGTGGCGCTATTTGATGTGGCCACCAGCACCAAAGAGGTGCTTGACCAGATCGAGGCTTTGGCCACGCAAGACCACGGATTTAAGACGGTCGTGCTGGACAGCATCACGCAGCTTGCCACGATGATTGAGGCCGAGATTGTTGCATCGGATGCGAAAGCCAAGAGCATCAATCAGGCTGGTGGGGGCTATGGCGCAGGCTATGCGGCTGCCGCCGAAAAGCACCGGCAGGTGCGTGAGTGGATTGGCGCGCTGGCCTATGAGAAGGGCATGAACGTGGTGTTCATTGGGCACGCCGACACGGAGACGTTGGACCTGCCAGACATGGACGCCTATGCCCGCTATACGGTGCGGATGCACAAGAAGTCCTTGCCGCATTACACCGACAACGTGGATCTGGTTGGCTTTATCCGCCTCAAGACTTTCACGCGCGGAGACGGCGAGAAGAAGCGCGCGATCAGCACGGGCGAACGGGAAATCATCTGCCACCCAGTCGCATCTAACGTCTCAAAGAACCGGCTTGGCATCAACGCCGCATTGCCGTTCACCTTTGAGACCGGGAACCCTTTCGAAAAATTTGCAGCGAAGTAAGGAGAGAAAACGATGCAATTCAACGGCTTTGACGCTAATCAGGTTGACCCTTCGGTCGTGATGGAACCCCTGCCCGCCGGCTGGTATAAGGCGGTCATCACCACGTCTGAAGAAAAGCCCACCAAGGCACAGACTGGCAGCTATCTGCAACTGACCCTCGAGGTCATTGACGGCCAACACCAAGGGCGCAAGATCACCGATCGGTTGAACCTCAACAACCCGAACGCCACCGCCTCGGAGATTGCCTATCGCACGCTCTCGGCGATTTGCCACGCTGTCGGGGTTATGACGCCACGCACATCTGACGACCTGCACGATAAGCCGCTTATGGTGAAGGTGAAGGTGAAGCCCGCTGATGGCCAATATGGGGCATCGAACGAGGTTGCAGGTTACGAGGCACCGGGCAAAACCACCACGCAGGAAACGGTGTCGGCCGGTGCCTCGAGTGGCGGCGCCACGCCGCCGTGGAAGCGCAAGTAACGTCAATCAAGACCTAAGCCCCTACGGGGGCTTAGTGCTGGATAGATGGAGGCGACAATGACGACGATGGGTGAATTGAAAGCGATTGTGGACGCGCTGCATGATCTGCACGGGCCCGATGCGATAACGACGTTTATGTATCAAAAATCGTCCGGCAAAACTGGCGTGGGGGATTTGACAAGCTATAGGGTCAGCGTAGGATTTAGTGCCTTCGTGACCTTTAACATAGGCTCGCCGCGTGGGGTGGCCGAATAATGGACCTGACACAACACATCACGCCGGCCACGGTCAAAGCGATTTATGACCATTACATTGCCAAGCGAAAGAACGAGCACCGGCCGCACCTTGGAGGCTCCCAGATCGGGAATGAGTGCGAGCGGGCGCTGTGGTATCAGTTCCGCTGGGCTTGGTCGCCAGAGTTCGAAGGGCGCCAGCTTCGCCTGTTCGAGACGGGCGACCGCGAGGAGGAGCGGATCGTGGCCAACCTGCGCGCTGTTGGCGTGACGGTGTGGGACCGTGATCCGGAGACGGGAAAGCAGATCCGCTTTACCGCGTGCGATGGTCACTTTGCGCTGTCGCTGGATGGGGTGGGCGAAGGCTTTGCGGAGAGCAGCAAGCCGCACACGCTCGAATTCAAGACGATGAACGAGAAGAACTTTGCCGCGCTTAAGGCGAAGGGCGTAAAGGAAACCAAGCCGGTCTATTGGGCGCAATGCCAGATTGGGATGCACTTGGCCGAGATTGATCGATGCGCGTTCTTGGCGGTGAACAAGAACACTGACGAACTTTACATGGAGCGCATCAAATACGATGCGGCCGAAGCGATGATGCTGGTCGCCAAAGCGGAGCGGATTGTGTTTGCGGCAACGCCACCGACGCGGCTGTCTGAAGACCCGTCTTTTTTCAAGTGCCGGTTCTGCCCCTACATGCCTGTCTGCCACGGCTGCAAGATACCGGAGGCCAACTGCCGCACCTGCGCGCACGCAACGCCTGAGCGCGGCGGACAAGGCGAATGGAGTTGCGCCAAAGGCCGCGATATGTGGGCGCCATGCACGGCGCATCTGTTCATCCCACACATCATGCCGCCTGACCTTGAGGTCAGCGACACTGGCGAGGATTGGGTGGAGTATCTCGACAAGGACACGGGCGAGGTTGTGCGAAACGAATGCAACAGCGCCGCGCTTTATGCGGGGAGACAGCTATGAAACTGCGCCCGTATCAGACCGCCGCGATTGACGCGCTTTATCAGTATTGGGCAGACGGTCGCGGGGAGAACCCGTTGATTGTCGCCCCGACCGGCGCAGGCAAATCGGCAATTCTCGCCAAGCTGGTCGAGGATGCAATGGAATACACCGGCACGCGGGTCATGATCCTGACCCATGTGAAGGAGTTGCTTGAGCAGAATGCAAAGACATTGCTGCGGATCGTGCCTCATGCCGAAATCGGTTTCTATTCCGCCAGCATCGGCCAGAAACGGCTGGACAAGCCCATTACCTTTGCCGGCATTCAATCTGTGTACCGTGAAGCGCCCAACATGATCCCGCCGCCTGATCTTGTGTTGGTCGATGAGGCGCATCTAATCCCGAAGAACAGCGAGACACGCTACGGCCGCTTTATCGGAGAGCTGAAGCAATGCAACCCGCTTGTGAAGATCGTCGGCCTCACAGCGACACCTTACCGGCTCGACAGCGGCTTCCTGCACAAGGGCGACGAGGCAATTTTCGACGGCATCGCATATGACATCCCGGTCGGGATGCTAATGGACGAGGGCTATTTGTCGCCGGTCATATCAAAGGGCAGCCTGAACAAGATCGACCTTACCAATGTCAAAATGCGCGGCGGGGAGTTTAACGAGACGGACCTTGCCACGGCCGCGAGCGATCCGGCACTGGTAGAGGCCACGGTTAAGGAAATCGTGACGTTGGGAGAAAGACGCAAGGCGTGGCTGATCTTTGCATCCGGCCTTGGCCACGCAGACATGATCCGGCGCGCGTTTGCGGTGCAGGGGTTCGACATCGAGGTGGTGTCAGGCGAAGACCCGATGGGCGAGCGGACGGCAAAAATTGAGGCATTTAAGCGCGGTGATCGGCGCGGCCTCATCAATTGCGGGGTTCTCACCACTGGCTTCGACCACCCGGCCGTTGATCTGGTAGCGATGGTGCGGGCAACGGCCAGCGCCGGTCTTTATGTGCAGATCGTTGGCCGTGGCACGCGGCCAGTCTATGCGCCGGGCGTGGACATGGAGAGCAAGGAAAGCCGGCTGGCGCATATTTCCAATGGCCCGAAGCCAAACTGCTTGATCCTAGACTATGGCCAGAACGTCGAGCGGCACGGGTTTATTGACGCAATCAAAGTGCGCCCGAAAGGCGAGAGCAAGGGCGGCGATGCGCCGGTGAAAGTGTGCGATGCCTGCCAAACGGTAAATCACGCGGCCGTGAGAAACTGCATTGAATGTGGTTTTGAGTTTCCGGCACCTGCGCTGAACCACTCAACCAAAAGCTACAGCGGCGCGATGTTGTCCACGCAGGTCGAAGCCGAGTGGCTGGACGTGGAGACGGTGGAGTATGGGCTGCACCAGAAGGAGGGAAAGCCGGACAGCGTGAAGGTGACTTACACTTGCGGCATGGTGCGGATCAGCGAGTGGCTTTGCCCAGACCACGGCGGCTATGCTGCCAGTCGGTATCAGGCGCGCATGAAGGCGCTGGACAGCACGGCCATGACCACGGCAGACGCGCTGGGGCAATGCACTATGTGGAACTGGCCCAGCCGGATCAGGATTAAGCCGCGTGCCGATAATCCGAAGTTTAACGAGATCGTGCAGCTTGATTACAGCGCGGCCAAACCGCGCGCGCCGAAGGAAAAGACAGAGGAGGAGAAGCGCATTGAACGACTTGCCACAGAAATGTTCGCAGACGGGTTCTGATTGCCGGACATGCACGAATTTGGTGGATGAGCGCTATTGCCTGCGGTGGCGGGACATCGTGCCTGATGAGGCACAGAAAGATGGATGCGATGAGTGGACGCAACAACCTCCCTTCTGAAACCGAGGAGCAGGAGGGATTTGTAAACTGGTTCCGCGCCAAGTTTCCGGCCGTGCTGATCTTTGCCATTCCAAACGGAGGGCATCGCGCAATCAGCACGGCGAAGCGGCTGAAGGCTGAGGGTGTCGTGTCGGGCATCCCAGATCTGCATGTGCCGGCGTGGCGCCTTTGGATTGAGATGAAGCGGGTGAAGGGCGGGAAGCTGTCGGCCGAACAGGTGGCGATGATTGAGCACTTGGAAGGCATCGGTCACAAGGTGATTGTTGGCAAAGGTGCGGAAGATGCCAGCGCGCAGGTTGTCGATTGGATCAAGGCGCACAAAAAGTAAGACCGCCCAGAAACTGGACGGTCTGCTGTTTACGCCTCACCCGTACCGATCTCGCCTGCCAGCGCGCTATAGCCTGCGGCATCAATGGCTGAGTCTACGTGTGCCGGGTTCGACCTCATGCGTGCCAGCTTCAGAAGAGTCATCATCACGGCCACGTCATGCGGGCTGATGTTCTTGTTCAGATGCGCTGACCAATATGCGGCTATGAGGCCGAAGTTGCTTTCGGCGTCCCCGTGCGTGTCGGCGCGGTCTTTGGTGACGTATTCTTTGGCGGTGTCGAGAATGTCGGCCCGGTTCATGCCTTGCTCCACTGATCTGCCGCAATATCGCCGCCTGTTAGCCTCTCGATTCGTTCTGCAACGTGAGGTTTTGGCGCGCGTTTGCCGTTGATGATCTTGCTGATAACGTCCTTGCTGACGGGGATCAGCGCCCCGAAAGCCCCTGCCTTCATGCCTCTGGCTGTGAGCCAGGCCGCGAGCAGGGCATGCGTTGGTAAGTTCATTGCGGTCTCCTTTCTGCCCCGAGATATGATGGCGAAAAATATTCGTGTCAAGTGGCGATTTTTCGCTTGCACG